CCCATCGTGGTCGATGCTGCCGGCGTCATCATCGCTGGCCACACGCGCCTCTTGGCGGCGCAGTCTCTGGGCCTCAAAGCTGTTCCTGTTCTCGTCGCCGACGACCTCACGCCGGCACAGGTGAGGGCCTACCGCCTGGCCGATAACCGCACGGCGCGAGAGGCGGCTCGCCAGCTCACTGGTGACGAACCGTCGGAGGACAGCGCCGCGGTACTGCTGCTTGGCGACATTCGCGACGTCATCGTTACCCGCTGGCAGAAGTTCACCGGCAGGAAGGCTGTGTGTCGTGGCGACTCGTAAACCCCGCAGCGACGCTGCCCCCATCGGCGCCGCCGAGCTTGAGAAGTTGGCCGCCATGCACTGCACGCAGCAAGAAGTGGGCTCGTGGTTCGGCTGCACGCAGCAGGCCGTCAGTAAGCGGCTGGCCAGAGATGCGCCGCTCGCCGAGGCGTGGCAGCGCGGCTGGGACAAGGGCAGCATCAGTCTGCGCCGAGCACAGTTCGAGGCCGCCCAGGCGGGCGACAGGACCATGATGATCTGGCTCGGCAAGCAGTGGCTGGGCCAGGCCGACAAGATCGAGACGCGCCACCTCACCTTGGACGCGATAGAGGAAGAGCTGCAGCGCATCCTGGCGGAGTCCCGTGGGCGCTGAAACGGAGCGCGCAGAGCGGCTGCTTGACCTGACCCGGCAGGCCAAAGAAGCCACGGCCGTCAAGGCGCCGCCCGAACTCGACTTCATCCAGTCGCTGCGCATCGAGGACAAGGTGAGCGGCGCCCTGGTGCCCTTCGCCCTGTGGGACTTCCAGCGCGAGATGGTCGAAAGCGGCACCCTGGACTCACCGCGCCTCTTCGCCCTCAAGAGCCGGCAGCTCGGCTGGACGTGGCTCGATCTGGCGCACTGGCTCTTCTGTGCTGAGTTCGCCGGCCACCGCACGTTCGCTATCTGCCGGCAGACGCAAGACGACGCCGCCGACGCTATCCGCCGCCTGAAGATCATGCACGAGAGCGCCGTGGCCAGCGGCAAGTGGGTGCTGCCGGCCGTGACGCAGGACAACGTGCTCAGCCTGGGCTTCGCCAACGGCTCGCTGTTCCACGCCCTGCCGGCAACCAAGCGCATGGGTCGTGGCGGCAGCTACTACGGCGCCCTGTTGGACGAGTTCTGCTTCTGGGACTACCAGTCAGACCAGCTCGCGGCGTTGGAGCCCGGCTGCGCCCGCATTCACGTGGTCACGACCGGCGACGGCCCCGGCGACTTCGCGCACAAGCTCTGGAAGCAAGCCCTGGCTGGCGAGGGCGACTGGCGGGCGGTGTTCGCCGGCTGGCAGGCGCACCCCGGTCGCACGCAAGCATGGTACGACCGCGAAGTGCTGGGCGCCGTGGAGCCGCGCAAGGCGCGTCGCGAGTACGCCGCCACGCCGGACGACGCCTTCGCCGCGCCGGAGGGCGTGTTCTTCGAGCGCTTCGACAGCCTGCGCAACGTCGCCAAGGCAGACGACGCGCTGCCCGTGCTCAACTGGCAGACCGAGCGCGCCGTGGACTTCGGCTACCGCAATCCGGCCTGCCTGTGGATACAGACCTCGCCGCAAGGGCAGCCCTTCGTCGTCGGCGAGTTGGTGCCCGAGAACCTGACCACCGAGCAGTTCGTCGCTGCCATACGCGCCACCGAGGCGGGGCTAGGCATTCACGCCGGTCGCCTGCTGACGACCTACTGCGACCCGGCCGGGCGTGGCGTGCAGTCGCAGACATCCGAGACCGAGTTCGACATCTTCGCCCGTTCTGGCCTAGGTCCGGTGTGCAAGCCCTCGGGCATCCGTGACGGCTGCCTGCGCATCATGAGCCACCTGGCTGACCCGGTGTTGCCGCTCGTGGTCAGCCGCGACTGTCCCTGGCTCATCGAGGCGCTGTCGTCGGTGAAGCCCGACAAGCACCGGCCCGACCTCTACGACGAGCAGAGCGAGTACACGCACGCCTTGGACGCGCTGCGCTACTGGGCTGTGAACCACGTCACGGCGGTGGACTACGGCCACGACGAACCGGAGCCGGCCTACGACCCATTCGCACCGCCAGGCATGGAACTGCCCGTGGCGGCCGGCATCTACGGGAGGGTGTGGTGAGCGACCTCGGCGACTCCTGCGACGTGAACGACTTCCCCGCCGACTACGAGGGCGAGCGCATCCTGGGCGCGCCACGACAGGCCTGCGTGATGCTCTCACCGCCGGAGCCGGCGCCTATGCCGGTGGACGCCTTGCTGCCTGCTGACCAACCCTACGACTTGGGGATGTGACCGTGCTAGAGAGATTCAAGCCACTCGCTGAGCAACTTGTCGCCCTTGGCCATATTACAGGCAGGGCAGGCAGCGGCAAGGTTGTCCCTGCCGTTGCTACCGCCGCGGGACAGCGGTACGACGTGGTCGGTGTGGTAGCCGGCGATGGTGAGATCGGCGCCACAGTATGCGCAGCGCCAGTCTTGCGCGGCGAGGATGTCGAGGATGTCCTCGCCAGTGTGGTTTCCGATAGCGGCGCGGATGCGTGCAGCGCGTCGGTGGTTCTTAGCTCGGCTAGTTGCAGGGTGAAGGCTCCGGCACTCCCGCTCGTACTGACGATATTTCGCTGGGTCTTGCGCTCTGCGTTGCTTCGCCCATACAGAGTGGCAGGGTTTGCACCGCGTAGCGAAGCTGCGCCCACTGCGGTAGAAGTTCTCAGCGTTGACGGCAAGCAGGCGATGGCAGTCGGGGCAGACTTTATCTGCAGGGCGCGAACGGCTGCGCGACGCCGCGTCTCGGTCGCCCCGCTGTCGGGCCTCATAGGCGCGCTCATAAGCCCGGTACCGCTCTGGATCGGCAGCGCGAGCGGTGCGCCTGCGGGCGCGGATCTCTTCGGCGCGCGCCGCATACTGTCTGCGCCCGGAAGCCCTCGTTCCTTCGGGGTCCGCTGCACGGTTCGCAGCCGTCTTTTTGGCGCGGCACTCCTTGCAATCCGGCGTCAAACCGCAGGGGCGGTCACGTCGTATGGTGAAGTGCTCCTCCGTTGCCGGGAGCAAGCGCTTGCATCTACTGCAGACTTTTGTATTCACCCCGTCAGTGTATCACCGGAGGGTGACGCATGGCCATACTAGAGCGGTTTCGCCGTCCCCTTACGCTCGCCGGGGGAGGTGATGCCAACCCCATGCCTGTAGCCGACCGTACTGAATACGGTGATACTGGCATGGGGAAATAACACGGGTACTGGGGCTGGACAGATCCGGGCACCGAGCGCCGCATCCGTGACCTCGAATACCTCTCCGACCTGCGTGGTATGCGCGCCTTCCCCATCTACGACCGGATGCGCCTCTCCGACCCGAAGATAGCCGGCCTGCGCAGTGCCACCGACCTGCCGCTGCTGCGCGCGCGGCCCTCTGTGGTGCCTTCGGACCCGAAGAGTGAGAAGGCGCGCGAGGTGGCGCAGTTTGTCAGCGAATGCCTGTTCGAGCGCATGGCCTACCCCTGGCGCAGCGTGCTCAAGGAGATCCTGCTGTACCGTGACTACGGCTTCTCCCCCTTCGAGATCATCTGGTGCGTCGACGACGACGGCAAGATACGTATCGACCGCCTGGCCTGGCGGCCGCCTTCGACCATCTGGTGGATATGGGGTGCCAACGGGCGCATCACGAAGATCGAGCAGAGTGTCTTCGGCCACTGGCTGACCATCCCCGGCGAGACGGCGCATCTGGACGGCCCCAAGAAGACCATCGACGGCAGCAAGCTCATGTGGTTCGTGAACCAGCGCGAGGGTGAGAACTGGCGCGGGCGCTCGGTCCTGCGGCCGCTGCACAAGCCGTGGTACATGAAGGAGCGCCTGGAGATAGCGCGCGTGCTTCTCGCCGACAAGATGGGCGGTATGCCCGTGTTCACGCTCGGCCCGGCCGCCTACGCCAACAAGCAGGTGCAGCAAGAGGTGGACGCCATGGGCCGCGCCTGGAGTGTGGGCGAGCGCATGTTCATCCGCTTGCCTGCCGACGTGAGCATGGAACTGCTCAAGAGCGAAGCCTCGGTACATGACCTGGACAACAGCATCCTGCAGCTGGAGCAGACCATGAGCAACGTGCTCATAGCGCAGGTGCTCGACCTGGGCAAGACGGGCTCCGGCAGCCGCGCCCTAGGCATGACGCTGGGCGACATGTTCCGCGAGTCCTGCGAGGCCGAGGCGGCCTGCGTCGAAGACGAGTTCAACCGCCGCGAGGGCCTGATCTGGCAGCTCGTGAGCTACAACTTCGGCGAAGACCCGGACCTGATGCCGAAGCTCGACTTCGGCCAGATCGGTCGCGTCGACCCGCTGGAGTTCGGCCAGGGGCTCAACTTCCTCACGCAGGCCGGACTGAGTTTCGACGACCCCGACACCGTGGCCCACATCCGCGAACTGCTCGACCTGCCGAAGCTGCAAGACGACGACATCGACGAGGGCGCACCGGCCAACCAGACGATGCTGCCGGCGGTGGGTCCGACAGGTACGGCCGGCGGCCAGACGGTAGCGCAGCAGACGCAAGCAGCGCGCGACGCCACGGCCATCGAGACGCGCGCCGACGTGTCCAAACCGGCCTCGCCTATCGCGGCGCCGATGCTGCCCGGCCAACGGGCGCCGGTGCTGAAGGCCAGCGAGCACAAGCCTAAGCGCGAGCCTCAGGGTTTGGAGCTGTTCTGCGACCTGGCCGAAGTGACCGCCAAGTTCGACTCCGCCAAGACTGCTATCGCCACGGCCACCGAGACGACGCGCCAGGCGATGGTCGCCGAGTTGGGGCGCCGCGCCCGCCAAGCGGTCGACAGCAACACGCTCGACAAGTTCGCGGCCGGCGCCCCGCCGATGGTCGACGTGCTGACCCGCGACATCAAAGGCGTGCTGACCTCGTTCTACGCCGCCGGACGCCAGCAGGTCGCCGACGAGCTACAGCGCCAGCGCAAGGGTAGCGACGCCATAGAGCAGATCGTGGACTCGCGGCGCGGTATCGAGGCGGCCGAGGCGGGCTCGTTCGGCGCTCGTGCCGTGGGCATCGCCCAGGCCGCCGCCGCTGCTGCCAAGCAGATAGCGCAGCAGATCATGGCCGCTGCCGGCGCGCAGGCGGCGCGTATCGCCGCCGGCGTGCCGCTCAACGAGCTGGTCTTCGACACCGCCGTGGGGCGCGCTGCCGACGCTGCCGCTGCCGCGCAGGCGCCGAGCGTGAGCGACATCATGCAGAGCGGGCGCACCGACGAGGCGCAGGCCGAGCGCTCCGACATCGCGGGCGCCGTGTATTCGGCCATCCTCGATTACAACACCTGCGACGAGTGCGAGGACGCTGACGGCACGGAGTACGGCCCTGATGAACTCGACGAGGCCTTCGACGCCACACCGAACCCGGATTGCGCCGGCGGTGGCGCCTGCCGTTGCCTGACCTTCTACGAGCTGAGCCAAGGAGAGTGACATGCCGACGATGACAGCCGCACCCCTCTACCGCCTGCGTCTCGGCGAACGCATCTCCGCCGGGCAAACCACTCCTATGATGGTGTTTCCCATCGGCGCGTGGCATTCGGCCAAGTACCCCGACCTGACGCTCGACGAAGACCTGGCGCACGAACTGATCGCCAACTTCGAGTCGGGCGTGCTGGGCCGCGAGCCGGTAGTCGATTCGTCCGGCGAGCACGACCTCTCGGCGCCGGCCGCCGGCTGGGTCAAGCGCGTCTACCTGGCCTCCTACGAAGAGGGCGAACTGAGCGGCTTGGCGCTGTGGGCCGATGTCGAGTGGACCGGCCTGGGCGCGCAACTCTTGAACGATGACCAGTACAAGTACGGCTCCGTCGAGATCGGCAGCGTGGTCATGAACGAGGGCGGCGAGGTGGACAACGTGTTGCGCAGTATGACCATCACCAACGTCCCTGTGCTCTCCATCATGCCCGGCATACGCGACGCCGCCGCCGCCCAGCGCGAAGCGCTCACCCTGTCGCTGTCCGAGGTCTTGCTCGCTCAGCTCCCGCCAGCCGAGGTCAAACTGTCGATCACCGACGCCGACAAGGCCGCCCTCAGCAAGGAGATCAAGGGAAAGTCAACTGGCGACCTCACGGCCTACAACCGCCGTCTCTTCCAGCACGCTGGCGCTGGCAACACGCTCAAGGGGTTCTCGAAGAGCGACATGGCCTGGTTCGCCGCAGCCATCGCGGCCGAGTTGAAAAGCCGCAACCCCGACTCCACTGCAGGCAGCAAGCCGCTCAAGTACGCGGACGGTGAAACGAAGAACGCAAGCATCGACCTCTGCAGTTTCGATTCCGTCGATGCCATCGCCGCAAGGTCTAGCGAGCTGGCCGAGGCGAAGACCTGCATCGCCTGCGGCGCCAAGAACGAGCTGGACGCCACGGAGTGCGCCAAATGCGGCGAGAAGCTGGGCAAGGCGCTGGCCGAGGACATAACGCCCGACCGCGAGGCCGACGACGGCGACGGTGCCAAGGCGGGCCAGAACCTGCCCGACCTGACGGCCATGCTGGCTGACCTCAAGGCGCTGCACGAAAAGCTCGGCACTGCCATCAAGGGCACGCGCGGCGCTCCTGCCATGCGCGAGCAAATGGCGGCCGTACACGGCGCTCTGTGCCAGCTCTGCAACGGCCCCGAAACGACAACCTCTGAATCCTCAGCCGCTGATTCGCAGCCTGTTTCCCCCAACGGGAAGGGCGACGAAGGCGCGCAGACCCAAGCCGACGTCGACCTTACCGAGGGAGGTGACAACGTGAAGACCATCGCTATCGAATTGAACCTGGACGAGGGTGCTTCCGAGGGCGTCGTTTTGGCCGAGGTCAAGAGCCTCAAGACGAAGCTCAGCGAAGCCCAGAACCAGCTCACCCAGATCGCCGACGAGAACGCCAGCCGCAAGGTGGCCGTGCAACTCGACGAACTGCTCAAGGGCGGCCGTCTCATCGCCAAGGAGCGCGACGAGTGGGCCGAGGTGGCCAAGACCAACCCCGACAAGTACGCCGGCATGGTCGAAGCACGCCAGGCCGTGAAGCCCTTCGTGACCCTCGGCGAGCAAGGTACGGGCGGCGACAACAGCCAGGCTGCCGACGACGCCGACACGACCGCCAACCCGGCAGCGCAGATCGCCAAACTGCGCGACGCCTACCTGGCCGAGCACACCATCGAGGGCTCGCCTCTGGCCAAGCTGGAGGCCGCCGACGCGGCCGTGCGCCAGGCGCATCCCGAACTGTACGACGCCTACCGCAAGACGCGGGAGCCGGCCAACAAGCCGGCGCCGCTCACCACGACAGAATGAAAGTGAGGTGACAACCTCATGACGATACACGGAGCAGAAGACCTCTTCGCCCCGACCAAGAGCTTCTTGGCCACGGCGGCGATATCCAAAGGCCAGGCCGTCGTGCTCGGCGCTGCCGGGTACGTGACCCTGGCCACCTCGGCCGTCGGTGTCATCGGCAAGGCCAAGAACGATGCCGTCACCGGCGGCAGCGTGGTGGTAGCCCTGCTGGGCAACGTGGCCACGGTCTACGCCGACGGCACCTCGCCGATAGTCATCGGCGACGCGCTCACCGTCAACTCGGCGGGTAGCTGGGTCAAGGCCGCCTCGGGCGCCTCGGCACTCGCCGTCGCGCTGGAAGCACTGGCGGTCGTGGGCTACATCGAGGTCATCTTCACGTCCACGGCAATCGCCGTGGCCAGTCCCTACACGCAGACGTTCACGAACGACGCCGGCGCCGGCCTGGTGGCCGGTGAGCCGGTGAAGGCAGGCAGCCTCGCCGGCCACGTTGACGCCGTGACCAGCGGCACGCTTGTGGGCTTTGCCTGCAACGTCGCCGCCAGTGCCGCGCAAGTCACAGTCAGCCTCCTCGGAGGCGTCGGCTGCGCACACGGCGCGCTCGTCTACGGCTCAGTCGCCGTCGGCGACCACCTGAAGCTGCACGGCACCAACAACTACCTCGTCAAGACCACATCCGGGGCTTACACCGCGATTTGCGGCCAGGCCCACACCGGCGCCTCCGACACCACGCTGTTGCTGGTGTTCGAGGCCACGGG